CAGAGTAAAGGAGCGTAACGAACCGAAACCAAAGGAGTGAACAATGCCTACTTTTGAGCAAAACTTGGATATCTTCCGCGCGACGTTGGAATACCTCTCGCGGACCGACCCTATTGTGGAGTACGCCTATCGAACCTATGCCGACCTGAACATCCTTTGGCGAGCCAAGCAGATCACTGGCGACACGCTGAAAGGCTTCCTTGCCAGCGGTACGGTTGGTAATGCCCGCACAGTTAATGTTCATGCGGCTGATAACCTGAACCGCAAGAACATCACGAAGGAGTTCTGGATTCCTCCGTTCCGACACATTGTTGGTGGCATGACCTACAACAAGGTTGAGATGTCGGCGAACAATGGCCCCGAGCGGCGGTTTGACCTTGCCAAGCTGGAGTGGAAGAAAGCCCGGCTGGAAGTGATCGACGAACTGCGACGGGGTTTGTGGGGATGTCCGACGAGCGCGGACGACGTGGACTCGATCTATGGCTATTTGTACTGGATTACCCTTGGAACGCAGGCTTCTACGGGCGGCTGGACTGGTTATAAGACCCGCTACAACGACGGCAACACCCCTGGCACTGAGTACAACTGCGCCAATCTGGAGTCCAGTTCTACACTGAACTCGAAGCACGCGACCTATTATGCCGACCATGAGGGTAAGTTGGACGAGTCCCTGTACTCGTTGGTTGACGACGCCAACCGCAAGCTGAACTTCCAGCCCCCAACGGTGTTCCAGGGTAGTGAGGGCGAGGTTGCCGGTCCTCCTAAGTTTGTATCCTTCACGTCCAATAACGTCATCAAGGTGATGAACGCCCTGAACCTGAAGCTGAACGCCAACGTCGGTCCGCAGCCGAGCAATAACGGCTACTTCCCGACGACCGGCCCGGTTCTGCCTGGTGGAATCCCGCTGGTTTATGTGGACCTGTTCGACACGAACAACGTTTCGATCTACGGCGAAGACCCGATCATTGGTATCAATCAGGACCTTCTGTACCCCGTGGTCTTGAAGGGTTGGGACTTTACGCTTACGGAGCAGGATAACTCGGTCAACCACTTGAACCACGATATGTTTGTGGACGTTTGCCCCCAGACGTGGTGCGAGCAGCGTGACCGGGCTGGCTACATGATCTCGAACCATCCTTTGAACCTCTAAACAATGGAACTTGACGAAAGGAATATTCGATGAACAACTTGGACTATGATCCTGTTATCGTCCGCAAGCGCGTGTATTACGAGGGCACGGATACGCTGAAGCCCGGCTATGCCCTCTGCTACAACCAAGACACTACCACCAACTGGTGGGGCTTTGGTGAGGCCACGCTTGGAGCGGCCAAGACGGAGCAGAGCACGACCGCCGAAGGTGAGCAGAATGAAGGCAAGTGGATGCGGGTTGAGAAACCCGCTACGGCCAACTTCCGCTTCTTCGCTGGCGTGGTTTCCCAGGGTCAGGCCCCGGTTACTGGGCCGTGTTTCGTGGACATTGATGTCCCAAATGGCGCGATCGTGGCGGTGTGGACGGACAAAAGCGTTACTATTGGTGATGGCATGTACCTGGAGAACGGCCAATACACGCCTATCAATTCCGGCACGACTCGTATTGGTACGTTCATGGAGACGGTGGACCGAAGCACCACGGCCGGGCTGAGCCTGGCTCGAATTGAGCTTCCGACCGTTGTCTACGAGAAGACGGTTGCTACGGTTGCAGGGACCGGGCCGTCGGCCCTGATCTGGAACGACATCCCTCTGGCTGAGATTCGGGACAACCCGTCCTCTGGAATCATCTACGAGAACGATTTCATGGGCGCGGATAACTTGACCACGACCGAGGCGTGGACCATCACGGCGGTTACGAGTGGCACGTTGAGTCTGCTCGCCGCTGAAGGTGGCGCACTCCACGTGGATTCTGGCGGCCACGCTTCGGCGGATGATGGCGTTACTGCCCAGCTTCTCAACTGTCGATTCCTTCCAAAGGCCGGGCGAAAGATTGCCTTTGAGGCCCGTGTGAAGATGAACGATGCCACCGACCAGTACTTCATTGGTCTGGCGGCTACGGACACCACGTTGATTGCTGGCGGCGTTCTGGATGATGCATCTGACAAGGTGGGCTTCTACCACGAAGCGGCTTCGACTGACAACAAGATCAGTTGTGTTACCGCGAGAACCACAGCCGACGACAAGACCGCCGATGTTGCGGCAAACGTGGATGGCACGTACATGACCGTTGGCTTTGTTATCGATGGTATCACCACGGTCAATTTCTATGTAAACGGCGTGCTGGTTGAGTCCGGAGCTTTGACGGCCAACGTCCCCAACGCTGCAATGTGCCTGAGTGTGTGCGCTCAGGTTGAGGGGACTGACGCGGATGCGGAAATGGACATCGATTGGGTGAGGATCGCTTGCTATGGCGAGCGGTCGTAACAAGGGCCTATAACCTGCTTGGAGGTTTTGTGGCGGGCAGCCAAGCCAACACCGCCGGGAACTAACCCTCAATGTGCCCAGGAAGCCACCCAGGAGGCCACAGGAAGGCCGATTGCAGCACGGAGGCTGCACTGGGCGGGTGGGCTGCTGGAGAAGGTTATATGAGCAACGACGAGGCCTGTAAGATATTGAGTGTAGCGTGTGCAGCCTACAAGGGTACGTGGGCCGATCATCAGACTTTGCAGGAAGCACTTCGGACGGTAAGGATTCCGGAGGACAAGGACGAACAAGCAACGGAAGCTGAGCAATAAGATGGACCTTCTCCCTGGTTGGGGCTGGAATGGATTCTGGCCCCGGCCGCATTTTTGAGGGCTGGCGATGGCAGCAGAATGTGAATTGCGGTTGACAGGAAGTATCTCGGGTATCGAGGCCGAGGACTTGTTCCACTTCCTGAGTGATATAAATGGAACCCCGACGAAGCGCATCGATACGATTCAGGTGCAGGCTACGGCAGACACCGCCGAGGCCCTGAATCTGGGAAACATCAGCACACCGATGATGGTCCTTGTGTATGCGGTCGAGAACGACGTGGACGTGGACCTTACCTATGATACGACGTTCCATGCCGAACTGTCCATCTCGGAGGGCGAGTTTGCTGTGTTCAAGCCAAAGGGCACGGTGTACATCAAGAACGCTACCGCGTCTGAGACTGCCACTGTAGAAATTATCGCGTGTGGGACGTAACCTATGGCAAAGCTGGAACTGAGTCTTTCCGAGCTTACGACACGAATCGCCGATTTCGTCGGTGATACAAATAACGCCGAGCCAACCGGAACGGCCCTGACGCTGGCTACGGGGATTGTAGCGAGGGGGCTGCGGCGGTTCCTGTATCCAATCGATATGCGAACGGGAACGGCGCACGAGTGGAGCTTTATGAAGCAGCTTTGTCGGCTTCCACTCAAAGCTCTTGTGTGGCAGTACCCCCTTCCGGCCAACTTCTCCGAACTGGTATCGGACCCGGTGTTCGGTGATGATGACCTGTACCCTGCGATGAAGAAGATCGCGCCGGAGAAGATGCTGAACCTTCGGGCGGCGCAGACCACTGAGTTCGCCCCGTCGTTCTACGCCATTGCAAAAACTGGAGCCGGATCAACGCTTGGCGAGCAAGACGAAATCTGGTTCTACCCGATTCCAGACAGCACCTACACTGTGCGGTTCTGGTACAAACTCGATCCACTGAAGCCTGAGGCGACCAACGAAGTTCTTCCTGGGGGCGCAAAGGCTGCGGAAGCGATTATCGAGCATTGCCTTGCGGTGGCCGAGCAGCAGGAGAACGACAAGGTAGGGTTGCACACGGAGCTTGCCGCCAGGCTGACGCAGGAGCTTATCGTTCACGACGCAAGAAGCAACGACTCGATGTTGATTGGCAACCTGCGGTTTGGGGATAGTTATGCCCGGCCGCTGGTTGACCACAGTACGTATGAAACGCAATACAACAACTGGTATGCAGGAGAGTAAGCATGGCAAGTGCTGGAAACTGGTTCTATACTGAGAAGCGGGCACTGGACACGAGCAAGACCACGGTGAACGCGGATTACA